ATGTCCGCGAGTGTGATCAACGCCTACTCGAAGCAGTATGGCCACGAGGTCCATGCCGCCTATCAGCGCATGGGCACCAAGCTGCGCAACACCGTCCGCGTGCGCAACGACGTCAAGGGCGCCATCGCGGTGTTCCAGAAGGTCGGCAAGGGTTCCGCCGCCACCAAGGCCCGCCACGGCAAGGTGCCGGTGATGAATGTCGACCACGGCACCGTCGAATGCCAGCTTTACGACTATTACGCCGGTGACTGGCTGGACAAGCTGGACGACCTGAAGATCGAGCACAACGAGCGCCAGGTCCTGACCAATGCCGGGGCCTATGCCCTGGGCCGCAAGACCGACGAACTGATCATCGCCGAACTGGACAAGTCCACCAACTACGCCCTGGACGGGTCCTCCGGCCTGACCAAGGCCAAGGTGCTGGAGGCCTTCGAGAAGCTGGGCGAGGCCGATGTCCCCGATGACGGCGAGCGTTATGCCGTGGTCGGCTGGAAGCAGTGGTCCGAGCTGATGGATATCGAAGAATTCTCCAGCTCCGACTATGTCGGCGCCGATGACCTGCCGTGGAAGGGCACCCAGGCCAAGAAGTGGCTGGGCACCCTGTGGATGCCCCACTCCGGCCTGACCAAGAGCGGCACCACCCGCTATTGCTACTGGTACCACAAGACCGCCATCGGCCATGCCTGCGGCGCCGAGGTCAAGACCGAGATCACCTATCAGGGCGATCGCGCCGCCTGGTTCATCAACAACTTCATGTCCCAGGGCAGCGCCCTGATCGACCCCGTGGGCATCGTCAGCCTGCGCTGCCTCGAACCCTAAGGAGCCCCCCATGGCCTATCTGTCCAAGGATCTCAGCGTGCTGGCCTATGCCAACGGCTTCACCCTGTGGCACTACACCACCGCCGATGTCGCCAATACCATGGATACGGAGGGCTATTTCAACGCCGCCTCCACCATGCTGCGGGTCGGTGACATCATCGTCGCCAATGTGGATACCGCCGGAACCATGAAGGGCGGCCTGTTCCTGGTCTCCGCCAATTCCGGCGGCGTGGTCGATGTCAACGACCTGACCCAGATCGGCGCCGCCGACAGCCGGTAGCATCTGTCTCCATCCTCCCCCGGTTGCGGCCGGGGGAGGATGTCCTTGACCGCGAAATTCCCTCGGCCCCGGCGATCCGGGCGGGTTCCCCCCTGCTTGCCCGTGGAGCGCTGGCCGCCGCCCCGCCCCTGGCGCGTGCCCCTCCTTCTGCGCGCGAGGGGCGGGGATTGGCTTTCTCGACCGGAGACCGTCCATGTCCACCCTTCCCCTCACCGAGGCCAACCTGAAGAAGGCCATGGCCGACCCCCGTTACTCCAACCCGCGTCACCCGGACTACCCGTCGTGGCGCGACTAAGGTGTCGCGGGGCTTCGCCACCCTCTACCCCGACCAGAGCCTGCGCGGCGATCACACCGATTCGCTGGAACGCCACCAGGGTGCCGATGGGCACATCTATGCCTCTGACGGAACCAAGGTCGCCAGCGGAAGCATCCAGGTTCGCGGCTACAGCCGCACCGTCAACGGTCAGGTGGTGGAGGTCGCGGCGCACGAACGAAGCGGCGGCAGTGGAGGCAAGGCACCGTTCGATGCGGACAAGGCCGTCGAAAAATTGAGAAGTCAGGCAGCTCTCGGCCCAACCAAATATTGTGCAAGATTCGTGAAATCAGCCCTTGCTGCGGGCGGTCTCAAGGTCGGTGCAGGCGTCGAATCAGCCAAGGATATGGGACCTTCACTGGAGAAGGCTGGATTTGAACCTGTTTCCAAGGACGGGTATAAACCACAAAAGGGTGATGTCATCGTTATTCAACCCCATCCAGGCGGCAGCAAACACGGCCACATCGCTATGCACGATGGAGGCGGTTGGGTTTCGGATCATAAGCAAAGGGATATGTGGGGTGGCGATGGGTACCGTACGCACAAGCCAGCCTATCAAATCTATCGTCGTACTCCTTAGCCTGCTCGTGGCCCCCTTCGCCTCTAGTCCGTCTTTAGGGGAGGATGCGACTTCGGTGACGAGTACGTTCCATCGGCCCCACTCGTCGCCGGAGCGGGCAGTGAATGCCCTGCTGAAAGTGGAGGCCACTCCTCCGTTGGGAGATTCGCGACTTCACCAATTTCTCATTGATTACAAAGGCGGCAGGCGCTTGCATCACAAGCTCTTCGGTCGGCATTTCACTTCAGCTTATCTCGATGCCGTCGCGGCCTTTGAGCGCGAATTGGTCGTCCAGAATTGTGGCGGCGAGTATGTCGAGGGTGATATGTGCGGGCTGGAATCAAGCCCGATCAACTGCGCCCAGGATGTGGCCCCCCATGGTTACTGGTATCGCACCGAACATAGTACGGGTGACACGGCCATCATCCTTGCCGCCTGGAAACGCTCCGGCCCTTGGACGGCCCGATACCGGATGAAGAAAGAGTCTCGCGGCTGGGTGGTCGATGGCGTCGAGTGCCCGTTGGGTGATCGTTACAACTGGCCGGACGGGACAGCGGCACCGAACCGATGAACCCTGTTCAGGCGAATTCCGCCAGCTAACCCGACCCGATACGCATTCTGTTCAGCCCGCCCGACCCTTGGTCCGGCGGGTTTTTTCATTCCATTGTCCCATTCCAGGAGAAACGCCATGGCCCTGTCCGCCATCGCCTTGTGCTCGCGCGCCCTGCTGCGGCTCGGCGCCAGTCCCATCGCCAGCTTCGAGGACGGCACCGCCGAATCCGAGGTGGCCGCCCTGCTGTATCCGCCGCTGCGCGACGCGGTGCTGTCGTCCCATCCCTGGAGCTTCGCCACCGCCCAGGGCAGCCTGCCCCGGCTGGCGGCGGCGCCGGTGGCCGATTTCGCCAATGCCTTCCAACTGCCCGCCGATTTCCTGCGGGTGCTGTCGGCGGGACCGGGCGGGCGCGGCCAGGGCCTGACCTATCGCATCCACCAGGACCGGCTGTTGTGCGATGCCGAGGAGGTGGTGCTGACCTATGTCTTTCGCCCCGATGAAAGCGGCTTTCCGCCCTTTTTCGACCAGATGCTGATGGCGCGCCTGACCGCCGAGTTCTGCATTCCGGTCACCGAAAGCACCACCCGGGCCCAGTTCCTGTTCCGCCTGGCTGAGGACGAGTTCCGCCGCGCCAAGCTGATCGACGGCCAGCAGCAGACCCCCGCCGCCATCGCCGATTTCCCGCTGGTGGAGGTGCGCTCATGAGCGGCATGGTCAATGTCACCAAGACCAGCTTCACCGCCGGAGAACTGGACCCCGCCCTGCTGGGACGCGGCGATCTCGGCGCCTATGCCAATGGCGCCAGACGGCTGCGCAACGTCATCGTCGCTCCCACCGGCGGCGTCAGTCGCCGACCCGGCCTGCGCTACGTGGATACCGTCCGTGGTCCCGGCCGCCTGATCGGCTTCGCCTTCAACACCGAGCAGACCTATCTGCTGGTGGTGAGTGACGGTTATCTGGACGTCTATCAGGGCGGCAGCCGGATCCAGACCCTGGCGACGCCGTGGACCACCGACCGGATCCCTCAACTGGCCTGGGCGCAAAGCGCCGACACCTTGCTGGTGACCCATCCCGACTGCCCGCCGAAGAAGATCGTGCGCACCAGTAGCGGCATCTGGACCATGAACGACTGGGCGTTCTTCGAGGAAGACGGCGTCATCTGCCTGCCCCATCACAAATTCGCCGAGGACGCGGTGACCCTGACGCCGAGCGCCGGTTCGGGGACCATCACCCTGACCGCCTCGGCAGGGATGTTCCAGGCCGGGCATGTGGGATTGCGCTTCCGCCTCAAGGCCAAGCAGGTGCTGATCACCGCCGTGGCCTCGGCCACCTCGGCCACCGCCGAGGTCAAGGAGGGTCTGACCGATACCCAGGCCACCAGTGATTGGGAGGAACAGGCGTTCTCGGCCCTGCGCGGTTGGCCCGCCTCGGTCTGCTTCCACCAGGGCCGCCTGGTGATCGGCGGCAGCCGCGACCTGCCCGGGCGGCTGTGGCTGTCGCAAAGCATGGATCTATTCAATTTCGACCTCGGCACCGGCCTCGACGATGAAGCCATCGAGTTCTCCATGCTGTCCGATCCCGTCAACGCCATCCGGGCGGTGTTTTCCGGTCGCCATCTCCAGGTTTTCACCACCGAGGCGGAATACATGGTCAGCGGCGCGCCGCTGACCCCCACCAAGATCCAGGTGATCCGCCAGACCCGTGTCGGCTCCCCCAACGACCGCCTGGTGCCGCCCCGCGACGTGGACGGCGCTACCCATTTCATCTCGCGCAATGGCCGTGATCTGCGCGAATTCCTCTATGCCGATGTGGAGCAGGCCTATCAGTCCACCGATCTGGCCATGATCGCCAAGCATGTGATGAACCATCCGCTGGACCAGGACTACGACGGCGGGCGGCGGCTGTTCCATGTGGTCATGGACGACGGCAGTCTCGGCGTGCTGACGGTCTATCGCTCGGAGAAGGTCACCGCCTGGAGCGTGCTGCACACCGATGGGCGCTTCCTGGCGGTGGCGGTGATGGGCGGCGAGGTCCATGTGCTGGTCGAGCGCCAGGGTGCGGTTTTCCTGGAACGCTTCGACAGCGCCCTGTCGCTGGATTGCGCCCTGACCGGCCAGCAGGCCACACCCGCCACCGTTTGGAGCGGGCTCGGCCATCTGGAGGGTCGCAGCCTCCGGGTGCTGGCCGATGGCGGTACCCTAGCCGACCAGGTGGTGAGCGGCGGGCAGATCACCTTGGCCCAGCCCGCCGCCGCCATCCAGGCCGGGCTGCCCTTCACCCACGAGATCGAGCCGCTGCCGCCCATGACCGGGTCGTCCCAGGCCGCCACGCCCGGCCGTGCCGTCCGGCTGGTCCAGGCCAGTTTCCGGGTGCTGGAGACGGCGGCACTGCATGTGGATACCGGGCGCGGGCCGCTGCCGGTGCCGTTGCGCCGCTTCGGCAGTGCCCGCTTTGGCGCGGCGCCGCCCCGCTTTTCCGGCGATATCGCCGTGCGGGCCCTGGGCTGGAAGCATGATGCCCTGCAACCGCTGTGGCGGATCCGCCAGGATTCGCCGTTGCCCTGCTGTGTGCTGTCGGTGACCACCCAGATGAAATTCGCCGACTGACTTTTTCAAATCCGTTTCAAGGAGCCCAACATGGCTGACCATATCCAGGTAGGTGATGCCGTGCCGCGCGTCCAATACGTGGCCAACGGCGTCCAGGCCGCCTTCACCTATCCCTTTCCCATCTTCAAGCCCCAGGACCTGGAGGTCTGGGTCGATGACGAACTGCAACTGCCTGCCGTCTATGCGGTGTCGAGTGCCGGAGTCTCGGGCGGGGGAAGCGTGCTGTTCGCCCAGCCGCCCGCCGCCGGAGGTTTCGTCACCCTGCGCCGTCGCCTGAGCATCCGGCGCGACACCGACTATCTCCATGATGGCCTGATCCGCGCCAAGGAACTGAACGACGAGTTGGACTACCAGACCGCCGCCCTGCAGCAGGTGGCCGAGGAAGCCTCGCGCGCCGTGCGGCGCTCCTTTCTCAGCACCGATGCCGCCGACCTCACCCTGCCCGAGCCGGTGGGCGGTCGTGCCCTGAAATGGAATGCCGATGGCAGCGGGCTGGAGAATTCCGCCAGCGATCTCGACACCGCCGCCGCCAGCGCCGCCGCCGCCCAGGCGTCCGCCGCCATCGCCACCGCCAAGGCCTCCGAGGCCAGCGCGGCCCAGACCTCCGTCGCTTCCGACGCGGCCGCGACCCATGCCGACTGGATCGCGGTGACGGCCGATGCCGCCCAGGTCGCCGCCGATAGGGCCGTTGTCGCGGCGGACAAGGCCCTGGTGGCTGCTGACAGGGCTGCCGCCGCCGCGTCCGCCCTGGCCGCCTCGGGCTCCGAGACCAACGCGCTCGCCTATCGCAACGCCGCCCAGGTTGCCCAGATGGCGGCCGAGGCGGCGCGTGACGCCACCCTCGCCGCCTATGACAGCTTCGATGACCGTTATCTCGGCGCCAAGGCCAGCGCCCCCACGCTGGACAACGACGGCAACGCCCTGGTGGGTGGCGCGCTCTATTTCGACACCACCGCCGGAGCCATGCAGTTGTGGACCGGCACCGCCTGGGTGGCGGCCTATGTCTCGGGCAACGGCACTCTCGCCGCCGCCAACAACTTGGCCGACGTTGCCAATCCGGCGACGGCTCGGAGCAATCTCGCCGCCGCCGCCGCCAGCCACGGCCATGCCAGCACCGCCATCACCGACTGGACCGAAGGCGTCCAGGACGTGGTGGGCGCCATGGTGGCGGCGGCGGGCGGCAGCTACAACGACGGTGCCGGGACCATCGCCTTTCCGGCGGGTGGTGGGGGCGATCTGGTGAAAATATCCACCGCCACGATTTCATCACCCGCGGCGTATATCCAGTTCACGGGGTTGTCCGATGCGTATCGGACATATCTGGTGATTGTCGAGAATCTTAGGCCCGACGTCGCCGGGAACGTGACGCCAGAGCTTGAATTCCGCAAGGAGAGTGGTGCGTCCTGGTTCAGCAATATCTATGACTGGACCGGGGGGTGCGTGAACGAGGATGGATCGACCTCGTACTGGGGATCGGGGGCGGACCACAACAATTGGACGATCCGGTTATGTCAGTCCCTTGCCACCAGCACTGCCGGAGAGGGCGGGTACTGCGGTCACATCCTTATCCTGAACGCGAGAAACCCCACCGTCTATACCAGGGTGGAACATCACGGGTCGGTATTCTTCTACAACGCCATGCGGTCGTTCTGGGCGTCTGGGTATGTCTATGACACCAGTGTCGTGGATGCTCTGAGGATCGGCTGTGGTCAGAACATCCTGACGGCGTCGGCAACCCTTTACGGGATGAAGTAAATGAGCAAATTCATTCACAAGATGGTCGATGGCGTCCTGAGCCCCCTGACCAGCGCCGAGATCGTCGAGCTGGAGGCCCGCGAGGCCCAATGGGCCGCCGGTCAGGCCGAGCGCGACCGCGCTGCCCATAACTCCCCCATCCTGGCCGAGATCGCCGCCCTGGACGCCAGGCGGGTGCGCCCGGCCGCCGAGGTGGCGCTGGCCCTGGCCAGCGGTAACCCGCCCGCCCCGGCCGACCTGGACCGGCTGGCGAGCCTGACCGCCGCCATCGCGGCGCTGCGAGGCGAGTTACAGCCTTAACGCGACGCGAATTTCAGCTTTTCCCCGCCCGCCGATCCGCTGATCGGCGGGCTTTTTTGTCTCTGAAAGGACCATCATGACCACCCATATCCGCATTCCCGATATTTCCCCGGTGATCCAGCATGGCGGCGACGGCAGCCAACGCGTCTTCGCCTTTCCCTTCCCGGTGTTTCGCGACAGCGACGTGGAGGTCCGTCTGGGCACCACCCAGCTGATCAGCGGTTTCACCGTGTTCGGCGCCGGGTCCAGCAAGGGCGGCGCCGTGGTTTTCGCCACTGCCCCCGGCAACGGCGTCCGCGTCACCCTGCGCCGCAAGCAGGTCTACGCCCGTGACGAGGATTTCCTCGACGAGCGCGCCCCGACCCCCCATGAACTGAACGACGCCATCGACCAGACCGTCGCCGCCGTGCAGGAACTGGCGGAAGAGAGCGCGCGGGCGGTGAAGCTGCCGCTGTCGGCCGATCTGTCGCAGCCGGTGGAGCTCGGCCTGCCGAGCCCCGAGGCGGGCAAGCTGCTGGGCTGGAACGGCTCCGCCAACGCCCTGGTCAATATTCCGCAGGTCGACACCTCCGACGTGCTGCTGAAGTCCCAAAACCTGGCCGACCTGCCCGACAAGGCCCAGGCGCGGCTGAATCTGGGGCTGGCTCCCGTGGCGAGTTCGGGCGCCTATGCTGACCTGAGCGGCACCCCCAGCCTGGGCAGCGCCGCCGCCCTGCCGGTGGATACCGATCCCACCCTGGCCGCCGACAGCGACAGCCGGGTGCCCAGCCAGAAGGCGGTGAAGGCCTATGTCACCTCGCAGACCCTCGGCCATCAGGCCCTGTTCGACCGCCTGGCCATTAATGACCTCCGGAATGTGCTGTCGGCGGCGGTCAATGGCGGTTGGCCAGCGGAAAGCATGGTCGGCGGCGCCTATGATGGCTTCAGTGCCGACACGATCGGCGCCACCTCCACCAACCAGACCTATCTGGGGTCGGATCGGGCCTACGGCTATCTGCCGACCACGTCCTATTCCGCCACCGGCGGCTCGGGCAATCGCAGTGGCGTGGTGAGCATCACCACCGGCGGCGGCGTGTGGAATCTGTATACCGGCAGCACCGGCCAGATCGTCAACGGCAATACCTCGACCATGGATTATGGCGTCCTGCCGGTCCAGACCGATCCGGGCAATGCCACCGGCAAGTATTGCGTCTTCGATTTTGGGGCAGGAGCGGCCAATTTCCTGACCGAGATCAAGGGCTATTGGCAGTACACCACCCCGGCTGGCGGCACCTGGATCTGGCAGGGCTCCAATGACGGCAGTACCTGGGCGGACCTGACCGCTACGACTCCCTGGGGCGGTGGCGGTTCGTCCAGCACCGTGGTCTATCCGGTGACTGGCAATCACGGCCCCTGGCGCTATGTCCGCATTTACTGCATCGATGGCGCCTCGGTCATCAGCCAATGGCTGTGCGAGGTCGAGTTCAAGCTGGGATCCATCACGGGTGGCATTCCCGACGTCACCCTGGTCTCGGCGGCCCTCGTTCCGGCTCCGGCCTCGGCGCCCGGTGTCGCTGGTTTGCTTGTGCTGCACAAGGCCGTGGATGCGGTGAGCCTGAACACGGACTTCACCGCCGAGGCGACCCGGAACGGCACGGGCTGGACCCAAGGCACGCTCCAGGACACTGGCTTGACCATCTCCGGCTACAAGGTCCTGTGGACGGCAATCGACCTATCCGGCCAGGCTAGCGGCACCACGGTCAAGTATCGCCTGAAGATGCTGAATTCCAAGCTCCAACGGGTGAAGGGAGTCGCCATCACCGTCAGCTAGGATTTGCTTTCCCCCGCCGGTCCTCCCGACCGGCGGGGATTTTTTCGCTCCAGCAAGGAGATCAGGCATGTCCGAGGACCTGTCCGGCCTGCGCCAGAAGCTGGCGATCAGCCTGCCCGGGCGCATCCAGGCCGCCGTGGCGGGCTATGAGATTTTCGTGGCCTCCGAGCCGCCGGTCGAGGCCAAAGGCTTCGCCGCCTGGCACGCGGCGGCTAAGTCCGCCCTGGCCCATGTGGATCTGCTGGTCAAGCTGGCCCGCTGGGCCGAGGGCGGCGACGAGGCGGAAGACGCCGATGGCAATGGCGGCATCGACCGCATGCTGTCCCAGGCCCGTGCCGCCCTGGACGCCCTGGATGACGATGAGGAGCCGGAATGAAGACCGCCAATTTCCCCGAATTCGTCTGGGTGTGGAACCAGCGCCTGGGCATGGACACGCCCCGCCACCAGTTGCGCATGGCGCGCTGGCTGGCGGCGCGCTGGCATGGCCGCGACCGCGAGCTGCTGCTGATGGCCTTCCGCTCTTCCGGCAAGTCCACCATCGTCGGCCTGTTCTGCGCCTGGGTCCTGGCCTGCGATCCCGATACGCGCATCATGGTGCTGGCGGCCGATTTCGCCCTGGCCAAGAAGATGGTCCGCAACGTCAAGCGCATCGTCGAGCGGCACCCCCTGACCGCCGGGCTGAAGCCCAGGCGCCGCGACCAGTGGGCCGCCGACCAGTTCACCGTCAACCGTCCCGGCGAGTTGCGCGATCCCTCCATGGTGGCCAAGGGCATCGGCGCCAATATCACCGGCTCGCGCGCCGAGATCGTCATCTGCGACGATGTCGAGGTGCCCAATACCTGCGACTCGGCGCCCAAGCGGGCCGATCTGCGCGAGAGGCTGGCCGAGATCGACTATGTCATGGTGCCGGGCGGCACCCAGCTCTATGTCGGCACGCCCCACAGCTACTACACCATCTACGCCGATTCCCCCCGGCTGGAGACCGGCGAGAGCCGCCCCTTCCTGGACGGCTTCGCCCGTCTGGAACTGCCGCTGGTGGACGCCAAGGGCCGCAGCGCCTGGCCCGATCGCTTCCCGCCCGAGCGCATCGGCGCCATTCGCAAGCGCACCGGCCCCAACAAATTCGACAGCCAGATGATGCTGATGCCGGTCAATGTCGCCGATGGCCGCCTCGACCCCGACCGCATGCGCTATTACGAGGCCGAGCTTTCCTATGCCGAGGGCAATGGCCAGCCGCTGCTGACCCTGGGCGACAAGCGGCTGGTCGCGGCCTCGTGCTGGTGGGACCCGGCCTATGGCGCGCCGGGCAAGGGCGATTCCTCGGTGATCGCCGCCGTGTTCACCGATGCCGATGGAATGTACTGGCTGCACCGGATGCGTTACCTGGAGCACGATCCGGCGAAGGCCGAGGTGGACGAGGCCACCCAGCTCTGCCGTCAGGTGGCCACCTTCGCCGCCGAACTGCACCTGCCCGCCGTCCAACTGGAAACCAACGGATTGGGCCGCTTCCTGCCCGGCCTGCTGCGGCGTGAACTGGCGGCGGCGGGGCTGGCCTGCGCCGTGGTCGAGATCAGCTCGCGCAAGCCCAAGGACCAGCGCATCGTCGACGCCTTCGACGCGGTGCTGGCGGCGGGCGCCCTGCACGTCCATCGCAGCGTCTGGACCACCCCCTTCATCGGCGAGATGCGGGAATGGCAGCCGGGCGGCCGCCTGCGTGACGACGGCTTGGACGCGGTGGCGGGCTGTTTGCTGTCGCAGCCGGTGCGCCTCGCCCGGCCCGGCGGCTCCATCGCCGCCCGGCCCGACTGGCGCCCCGGCGGCGGCTCGCTGGTGGCCGATTCCCATTTCGACTTCTGACCCCGGAGACCCCCATGGATCATTCGCTTCTCTCTCCCGACTGGTGGATCACCGCCGTGGAACTGCCGGTGCTCGGCGGCCTCGCCATGCTGCTGTGGCGCACCCGCCAGGATGGCGACCGCCGCGCCGACGAACTGGAACACCGGTTGGAGATCGGTCTGGGCCAATCGCGCGACGCCCTGGCCGCCTACAAGCTGGAAGTGGCGAAAAGCTATGCCACCACCGGCTATCTCAAGGATGTGGAAAGTCGCCTGACCGAGCACCTGATTCGCATCGAGACCAAGCTGGACGCCGTCCAGTGCGGCAGCCGCTAGAAAGGGGCCGACCATGGATCCCATCACCATCGCCCTGGGCCTGGCCCAGTTCATCCCCGGCCTGATCCGTTGGATCGGCGGCGACGACCGCTCCAAGGCCGCCGCCCTGGCCGAGCAGGCCATCGGCGTCGCCAAGACCGTTACCGGCCGCGACTCGGGCGAGGCCGCCCTGGCCGCCATCAGGTCCGATCCCGCCCTGGCCCTGGCGCTGCAACAGGCCTGGCTGGCCCATGAATTGGAATTGTCGCGGGAAGAAACCCGCCAACTGGCCGAGATCAACGCCACCATGCGGGCCGAGGCCGCCAGCGGCGACGCCTATGTCCGGCGCTGGCGCCCCACCTTCGGCTATGCGGTGGCGGCGACCTGGACCGCCACCATGGCCGCCGTGGCCTGGGCCATCGTGGCCGAGCCGACCCAGGCGCCATCCATCATCGCCGCCCTGGTCAACACCTCGCCCATCTGGGGCATCGCTCTCGGCGTTCTGGGGGTGTCGGTGGTCAAGCGCAGCCATGACAAGGCAAGGGCCAGTGGCGCGCCCGTCGGGGACGCGCCACTGGCCCTGTTCAAGCCCCGTTGA